AGGTAATTTAATCATTAAAATAGGTGATGATGACATAAATCCTGCGGGTTCACGGGCCTATTTACAAGAACAAAAAATTCGTTCTATAATTTCTCAACTTATTAGAGAAGAATTAAAAGAAGTTACATATCAAATGGGAACTAATTTAGGTTCTTTTAGTGGAGGAAATAAAGGAGGTGGAGATGGTGATGGAGAAGGTGGAAATCGTAAAATACCTAGAGTTTTATTTTTACCAAAAAGTGCTATTGAATCTATCAATAATTTAAAACCCGGAAGTATTAAGCTTATTTCTAGAGACAAAGAAATTTATATGTATGTTTCTGACATGTTTGTAAATGCAATGAATGAATTAGAAAGAGGCCGTACTTCATATGAAAAAGAATCTAAAAAATCAGAATTAGCCCAACTTATTTCAGATAAAATTCCTAGTGCTGTTAGAAGCAAAATTAAAAAGGAAACTAATCCTAAAAAAGATATGGGATTAAACATGCATTATGTAAATTTACTTTTAGCTAATAATAAGGATAGAACTGGATATTGGATATTATTAAAAGCAGAATTTGACCCATTAATGAGAGAAGCATGGGAAGGAGCTGAATTCGATACAGGTAAATTTGATGATGGTCCTCAACCTCCTGATGATATGAGTCCTGAAATGATGTGGAATTCATTATCACCAGATATGCAGGAAGAACTTTTAATGTCATATATTAAAGATCCTGATGAAGCTATTTTCTTTGTAGGAAAAGAATGGGATTCAATACCTGATGATGTTACTGCTAATATACTTAACGATGATCGTTTTTTTGGAGGAATTGATTTAGATGAAAATATTGAAGAAGGAGCTATGGACGATCAAATAGCCGCAGCTGAAAGAATAGTAGCTCAAAAGAAAAAAGAAGCAGCAGATGCTGAAATAAAAGCAGCCAATTTAAAAAAGAAAGAAGCCGACACTGAAGCCAGTTCATAATCATGAAACAAATTCTTATAGAAACTCAATTATTTTCTCCTAAACCTGTTTCCTTAATTGAAGGTAAAATGGGTAATGGGAATCCGTTAGTTGAAGGTATATTAGCAACTTGTGAAATAAAAAACGGTAATGGTCGTTATTATTCTAAGGATTTATGGGAACGTGAAATGAATAAATATAATTCTTTTGTTAAAGAAAATAGAGCATTAGGAGAACTTGATCATCCGGACTCACAGATTGTAAATTTAAAAAATGTATCCCATAACATCAAAAAAATATGGTGGGATAAAGATAATATAATGGGAACTATAGAAATATTACCTACTCCTTCTGGTAATATATTAAAATCATTAATTGAAAATAATATTAAGGTAGGAGTATCTTCTCGCGGTATGGGTTCACTAAAACAAGTAGGTGAAATAATGGAAGTTCAAGACGACTTTGAACTAGTTTGTTGGGACTTTGTTTCTACCCCATCTAACCCAGGTTCATGGATGAATCCAATGAAATTAAATGAAAATTTAAATATTAAGTCTAATCCATATTCTAAAGTAAACTCAATTATTACAGATATATTATGTGCTAACGGTACCTGCCCGATATTTTAAAAAATAATTAATATAATAAGAAGGTTTGCGAAAGCAAACCTTTTTTGTTTCGTTGCGATTTTGAAAAAATTGCGAATATGTATGAGTAAATATATCGCGATTTCCATATTTATGCGATATCATTATCAACCCAATTATATTACGCTTCTATATTAAGCGTATTTCCCCTAAAAAAATTTGAGGACAAAACAATGAAAACAAATAGAGATTTGTTGAAAGAAGCCATTGCCGATGCTAAAGCTGTTAAAGAAACAGCCATCGCTAATGCAAAAGCAGCTCTCGAAGAAGCTTTTACTCCTCATCTAAAAGAACTATTTGCTTCTAAATTAGAAGAAATGGAATTAGATGAAGCTGAAGAAGTAGACGAGATGATGTACGATGAAATGGAAGAAGCTAAAAAAGAAGAAAAATCTGAAATGAAAGAAGAGATGGATCTTGAAGAGCTTCTTGCTGAATTAAATGAGGCCGAAGAAGAAGGCGAAGCCGAAGAAAAAGAAGAAGAAGGCGAAGCCGAAGAAGAAACTGAAGACGAAGAAGAAGTCGAAGTTTCTGAAATGTCTGAGAAAGATTTAAAAACATTCATCGAAGACGTCATTAAGGATATGGTATCAGCTGGCGAATTAGAAGCCGGTGGTGAAAAAGAAGCTGGAGCTGAAACCGGAACTGAAGAAACCGGAATGATGGAAGAAGAATTAGATGAAGAAGTAAATCTCGAAGAATTACTTGCTGAAGTTGAGATGGAAAATATAAACGAAATCATGAGCCCAGCAGAAATGGCTGAAATAGCTAAATTAGCTACTAACATGGGCTTAACTCCCGATCAATTAAAAGCAATATTAACAGCATTACCCGCAATGGTAGCTGGTGGAGCTTATGTATTCTCAGACATCAAAGATGCAGCTAAAAAAGGAGTAGATGCAGTTAAATCTTTATTTAAATCTAAGTCTACTACTGCTGAAGCTGAAATTGAAGAATTAAAGCAAGAATTACAAGAGGTAAATCTTTTAAATGCTAAACTTCTCTATACTAACAAAATCTTCAAAGCTAAAAACTTAACCGACCCACAGAAAGTTAAGGTATTAGAAAGTTTTGACAAAGCTACAACTGTAAACGAAGTAAAACTCGTATTTGAAACTCTAACAGAAAGCCTAAACAGCAACAAAACAACTGTTAACGAATCAAAAGTAAGAGGATTTGCTTCTAAAACTACAGCCCCTGTAGTAAATAAAAAACAACCCATAATCGAGTCTAATGATGCTTTCTTAAGAATGCAAAGATTAGCTGGATTAAGATAATTAACCTTTAAAAAATAAATAAAAACAAATGAGCACAGTTCAATCTCTTTTAGAAAGTGCTAATCCCTGGAAATCATTACAAAATGATGCTGCCAGATTAGCCAACAAGTGGGCTAAGACAGGTCTACTTGAGGGTCTCGATAGTGAGACTAATAAAAACAATATGTCTATGATTCTTGAAAACCAAGCTAAGCAGTTAGTAGTAGAAGCTAGCACAACCGGAACCGGCGCTACCTTTACTTCAGGTACTAGCGGTGAAAACTGGGCTGGAATCGCTTTACCCTTAGTTCGTAAGGTATTTGGTCAAATCGCTGCTAAAGAATTCGTCAGCGTTCAGCCAATGAACTTACCTTCAGGTCTAGTATTCTTCCTAGATTTCCAGTACGGTACTGGTAAGAACCCATTCTCTGTCGGTGATTCTATGTATGGTACTAGAAATGCTTCAGGTCAATATCCATTTGCTACTCCTGCTGCTGCTGGTGGTTTATATGGAGCTGGTAGATTTACCTACTCAACTAACCAATTCTCAGCTTCATTTACTGTTTCTACAGGCTCTATAGCTTCAGGTTCATGGGCTAATGTAAACTTTGATTCTGAATTATCAGCTTCAGTAGCCGCTGGTCAAATTAAAAAGATTACTATTGATGTTAGTACCATTACTTCATCTTTAGACCCAGATGCTGTTCGTGGATTCGTATTAACCTCAGGTTCAAAAGTAACAGTTGCTACTAACCTACCTGCCTTTACTACTTATTCAGCTCCTAATTTAGTTTTCTATACTACTGCTTCTGCTGGTCAAGCTGGATTTGCTGATTCAAGCACAATGGTTGTAGAATTTAACAAAAAGACAGCTGATAATGCTAGAGGTGATTTTGAAGATGGTGCTGCTTATTCAACACCTAACGCTGAAAGTAATACATCTATTGTTATCCCACAGATTAACATTCAGATGCAATCACAAGCTATTGTTGCTAAAACAAAGAAGTTAAAAGCTAGCTGGACACCTGAATTTGCTCAAGACTTGAACGCTTACCAAGCTCTTGATGCTGAAGCCGAATTAACATCAATCATGAGCGAGTACATTTCTCTCGAAATCGATCTCGAAATTCTTGACATGTTAATTGAAGACGCTGCTGCTGGTACTGAATATTGGAGTGCTATTAATAATGCTACTTTAAATAGTGCGGGTACCGACTTTACAGCCAGCTTAGGTTTCTTCAACACCCAAGGTCAGTGGTTCCAAACTCTTGGTACTAAGATCCAAAAGCTTAGCAACAAGATCCATCAGTTAACCTTAAGAGGTGGCGCTAACTTCTTAGTATGCTCACCAACCGTTGCTACAATCATCGAGTCAATCCCTGGATATGCCTCAAATAGCGATGGTGATGCTGCTAAAATGACCTACGCCTTTGGTGTACAGAAAGCTGGTCAAATGAACAGCCGCTTAACCGTTTACAAGAACCCATACATGACTGAAAACACTATCTTAGTTGGTTTCAGAGGTACACAGTTCTTAGAGGCCGGTGCTGTTTTTGCTCCTTACATCCCTCTAATCATGACACCTCTTGTCTATGATCCTGCCACATTCACACCTAACAAGGGTCTATTAACCCGCTTCGCTAAGAAGATGTTACGTCCTGAATTCTATGGTAAGATCTACGTCAATGGTCTAAACACTCTCTAATATAAATTAGAGTAACAATTAAAAGAAGGGCGCCTCTGGCGCCCTTTTTTTTATTATCCTTTGCTACTCTAAAAGTAATTATTATATTTATGATAAATAAAAGTAATAAGTTATGAAAGAAACCCCTTCACAGTTAAATACACCAAGTTTTGTAGTTAATTTTCCTTTTACTTTAGATACTAAAAATCCAAATAACATTTGGATGCAAGAATTAAAATCTGAAGAATTACAAGTAAATAGACCTAGAGCTTATAGACAGTTTATGGATCTATATAATTTTATGGCGGGTGCTAGTTTAACATATATTTTACCTAGTTATGGTAATTTCCAAGACCAAGTATATGTTGCTAATCTAGGTATTTACTTACCTCATATTAAAAACGAAAATCATATTGTATTATCTAATTTTACTTCCGAACCTCGTAGAGGTGAAGAAGCTGTAGGTGATAGTTTTTTTAAACTAATGAACTATACTACGCATCTTTGCCCTCATAAATGGGAGGGTGAAGCTGATTTAAAATATTTGCATAATAACGTTTATATTGGTGGATATGGTATTCGTTCCGAGCGTGAATCATATGAATGGATGAGAAAAATGTTTGATATGGAAATTATTGAACTTGAAATGGTAGATGATTATCTTTATCATTTAGATTGTTCTGTATTCCCTATTACTAGTGAAAAAACAATGATTTGCACTTCAATGTATGCTCCTGAAGAATTAGCCACATTAGAAAAATATACCGAATTAATTGATGTAAGTGAAGATGATGCTTTTGGAGGTATTACTAACTCAGTTAGATTAGGTAACTCTATTATGTGTGCTTCTAATATTACTGAATTAAAGAAAACAGATGAACTATATCAATTAGAAGCTGCTAAAATTGCTACCCTAGAAAAAATATGTTCCAATGAAGGTATGGAACCTATATTTTTTAATCTCTCTGAATTCATGAAAAGCGGTGCACTTCTCTCTTGCATGGTGTTCCATCTTTCATATGTAGACTTAAATAAAAAACTTACTTAATTTTTGGTCTTTTCCATTCATATTTATTATCAAACTAATTAATATGAAAACTACCAAAATTTATTTGATTGAAAATTGTTACAATGATCCTAATAAAGTTTATATAGGTAAAACTATAAATTCTAGAAAACATAACCATGAAAAAACATATGGTAAGGAAATAATATATACTATTATAGATGAGATTAATTCTATAGATTATAGAGATTATAAAATAATAGAAAATTATTGGATTGAGCAGTTCAAACAATGGGGATTTGAAATAATGAATAAAAATAAAGGTGGGGGAGGACCTACTAAATGGTCTGATGAATTATTGAGTAGTAATGAAAATCAATTACGTATAGAAAAAATAAAAAATAATAAAGAACGAGCTAAAAAAATAAGTCGAGCTACTAAAGATATTCCTTTGAGTGAAGAAAGAAAAGAAAAATTAAGAGGTCCTCGTCCTCATTTAGTTGGAAAAAAGAAAAAACCCTTAGATGAAGAATCTAAAAAGAAAATAAGTAATTCATTAAAAGGACGAGATGCATATTGGATAAAAGGAAAAAAATTATCACAAGATACAAAGGATAGAATGTCTAACTCTAAAAAGGGAAAACCTTCTATGTTAAAAGGAACTAAACGTCTTGATTTAAAAGGAAAGCCCTCACCAGCATCAAAACCCATATTACAATATGATCTTCAAGGTAATTTTATACAAGAATGGGGTTCTTCATCTCAAGCTGAAAAATATATGAAAGGAAAAGTAACTAATAATATAAATGCATGTTGTAAAAACAAATTAAAAACAGCATATGGTTATATTTGGGTATTTAAAAATAAAAATGAATCTACATGTGATACTATAAAAAACATAGATGTTAGTAATAATAAAAAACGATTTATATTACAATATGATCTTCAAGATAATTTTATACAAGAATGGGAGAGTTTAACTCAAGCTTCAAGAGAACTTAATATAAAAATATCCTCAATAAGTGCTTGTTTATTAGGGAGAACTAATAGAGCAAATAACTATATATTTAAATATAAAAATAAATAATAATGGCTGAAAAATTAGAATCTTGGGTTAAAAAAACTTTACCTATTTTAAATAAAAATAAAATGGATTACTTAAGTAATCAATATTTTTTTCGTGACCCACCCCGCCCTACTTATGTTGACCATGAATATTTATTCTCACCCGCAGATTGAGTAATACTTTATCAAAAGATAGTAGACCCAAATGAATCAATAGTAGAAATTAAAGGAAAAAATTATACAGTAAAAGAAATATTAGGAGACTCCACATATAACAAACGGTCTCTTGTTATTGGCATATTCATGACATTTGCGGATGTCCACATCAATAGGATTCCATATGGCGGTATATTGCGTTATGAGCGTAAAAACCCAATTGAATCTACTAATTTACCAATGTTAGCTC